TCAGTGTCCTTCCTGGGTCACGGTGACTTCCTCCAAAACAGTGGCGCCGAGGAGACGCTTAACGACCTCAAGGCCGACGACGCCGGCCTCCTCGGCGTCCTTATCGTCCTCGCTGGGCAGGTCGTCCTCGAGGGCAGGACGCGCGGGCGCCGATGCGTCACCATCGCCGTGATGGTGGCGGGCACCCCTGGCTGCGGCCCTGGCGGCCGCCTGTGCGGCGGCCAGCCGCGCGGACCCGGTACGCGGACCATCATCGGCGGGACCCTCGGGGTCACCGGGCTCCTCAGGCACCGGCACGCCGTCGGAGAAGGTCGATTCCGGGGCATCCCAGGCCACCGGAGCCAGGCCTTGCGTCCGGGCGGGCTCCGGGCCGACGGCGGGTGCCGGATCGGCGGAGCCCGACGGCGCACCAGCGGTCCCCTCCGGACTCCGGGCGGGCTCGACGGCGTCGGGCGATTCCGCAGCAGCCGGCGTGCGCGACGGCTCGGGTATCTCCGGCAGCGGGCGCAACCGGTGGACAGTTGCCAGCGGGGTGGCCTCGGCGTCGGGGGTATCGCCGGGTCCGGCTGCGGGCTCAGGCGCGGGGTCCGCGCCAGATGCGCCGTCGGCGTCGGGAGCAGACTCGTCCGCCTCAACCGAAACGGGATCGACTGGCGCCGGGGGTGTCGAACCGGCCGGGATCGCGCCGCCGACTGCGACCGGGGCGGCCTCCGCGGGCGTCGACGGCGGCCGCACCTGTGGGCTCTCCTGCCCCTGGTCGGTGGCAGAAGCGGCCGACCGGGCCTGCTCGGGGGAGGTCGGGGGGACGGAGGCGTCGGGGCCGGCGAAGTCCACCGGTGGGGGGATCGAAGCATTTGCTGCGGCCACGGCCTGCTCCCGGGCGGCGTGGCGGGCCCCGGGGACGGCGACCTCCCCCCAGCCGTCGTCACCGACAGGAGCCGGAGCTGCTGGCGTCGGCGCAGACCCGCCCGCGGCGCCGCCGCTGTTCTGCGCGCCCCCGGGGGCGCGCATGCCGCCGTCGGGGCCCGGCCCCGCGCCGGTGCCGCGGTCTCCGGCCGAGGCGTACCTTGCCGTGTCCGCACCGTGGGGATTCGCGGCTGGGCCGGGACGCGCACCGAAGCCGCCGACGTCGGGCCTGCCCGGGCGAGCACCACCCGGACCGCCGGAGCCTCCGCGTGGGCCGCCAGGCCCGCCGCCCGGGCCGACGAGCACCGCGTGGACTTCCAGGTTCAGCCCCAGCGCCTGGTGGATCGCCTGGGCGAGCACCGGACCGTGCCCGCCGTTCTCAAAGGCGTTGACCAGGCCCTGCGCGGTGAAGATGACCTGGAAGACACCGCCACTGATCCCGCCGGGCTGGGAGTTGGGACCCACCAGCGCCCAGGTGGCCCGCCGCGAGCGCTTGGCGGCGTCCAGCACCTCCTCCCAGCGGGCCCGGATCATCTCGGCGTCGGCGGCGCCCGCGGATGCGGCCGGACCCGCCTGCCCCGCGGCGGCCGGGCCGGACGGGTGGGACGGCGCCCCACCCGATGCGGCGGGCTGCGACCGACTCGGCGCTTCGGTGGATGCCAGGTGCGGCGGCTGCCCGGCGGGCGCGGCCTGCTGCGGCGGGGCGGCGCCCGGGGCCGACGCCGGGGCCGCGTGCTGCTGTGCCGCGCCGGCGGGCGCAGGAGTCGGGGTCGCGCGCGGCGGCACCGAGGCGGAGCCGCGAGATGCGTCCGGCCGCCCGGACGCGGCAGTGGGCGCGGTGGCGGGCGGGGCGGGCTGCGGCGTCGACCTGGCGGCGGACGCACCTGCAGGCAGGAGCAGGCGCGCCATGAGCAGCTCCAGCTGCAGCCGGGGGGAGGTGGCGCCCACCATCTGGTCCAGGGCCTGGGCAGTCACGTCCGCCGCCCGAGACAGCGCGGCCGCACCGATCGTGCGCGCCTGCGTCTCCATGCGGGCCAGCTCATCGGCGGGCAGGGAGCCGAGTGCGGGCCCGGCCTCGCTGCCCGCGAGCGCGATCACCAGCAGGTCCCGCAGCCGCTGCAGCAGGTCCTCGACGAAGCGCCGGGGGTCATGCCCGGAGGTGACCACGCGGTCCACCACCCGGAACACGCCGGCGCCGTCGGCTGCGGCAACCGCATCCACGCAAGAGTCCAGCAGGGTGGTGTCCGTGTAGCCGAGCAGGGCGACGGCGCGCTGGTAGTCGACCTCGCCGTCGACGGCGCCACCGATCAGCTGGTCCATGACCGACAGGGTGTCGCGCACACTGCCGCCACCCGCGCGCACCACCAGCGGAAACACGCCCGGCCCTACACCGATGCCCTCCGCCTGGCACAGGCGCCCGAGGTAGTCCTCCAGGATGTCCGGCGGGACGAGCCGGAAGGGGTAGTGGTGGGTGCGGGAGCGAATGGTGCCGATGACCTTGTCCGGCTCGGTGGTGGCGAAGATGAACTTCACGTGCTCGGGCGGCTCCTCGACCAGCTTGAGCAGGGCGTTGAAGCCCTGCGGGGTGACCATGTGGGCCTCGTCGAGGATGAAGATCTTGTAGCGGTCCCGGGCGGGCGCGAAAGAGGCGCGCTCACGCAGGTCGCGGGCGTCGTCGACGCCGTTGTGGCTGGCGGCGTCGATCTCGACGACGTCGAGCGAGCCCGGGCCGCCGGTGGCAAGGTCCCGGCAGGAGGGGCACTGCCCGCAGGGGGTGTCGGTGGGGAACTGCTCGCAGTTCAGGCAGCGGGCCAGGATGCGGGCGGAGGTGGTCTTGCCGCAGCCCCGCGGGCCGGAGAAGAGGTAGGCGTGGGTGACGCGGTCGGCGCTCAGGGCCGCCATGAGCGGAGCGGTCACGTGCTCCTGCCCGATGACGTCCTGGAAGGTGTCGGGCCGGTAGCGGCGGTAGAGGGCGGTGGTCACGGTCCGACTCTAAACGGGAGGACCGACACGATGCGACGCCTGGACGTTGCCAATCGCTCAACCGCCCGGCGGGCGGTGCGCACAGGCCCCGTGCACCCGCCAGAGCCTCGCCACTTGCCGGGCACCCGCGGCCCGGTTGCAAGGGACCCCCCGTGCACCCGCCAGAGCCTGCTTACCCTTGCTACCTTCCGGTCCTGGGGGATTCACTGGATGACGCCGCACGAGGGGCCGGATCAGAGCGTACCCGATGAGGCCCGGCGGCGGTCAAGTCCGCCCCCTCACCGCCTCTGCGGTTGCATCCGAGGCACTGTTGCACTGCCAAGTGCCGCCACGCGGGCCGGCACCCCGCACACCCACCCCACGGAGCCAACCGTGACGGATGCCACCGCCTTGAGTTGGCGCGAGGGGCATCCGGTCCGATATATTCGCTTCTCGCTACACGTGGTGACAGCCACGAGCAGCACCTGGAGGATTCGCCTAGCGGCCTATGGCGCACGCTTGGAAAGCGTGTTGGGTGCAAGCCCTCGGGGGTTCGAATCCCCCATCCTCCGCCACCACTTTTCCCCGGAATCACAACGATTCCGGGTTTTTTCTTTCTCCTCCTGTCAACGCTCCTGTCAACACCTGCCCACCACCTACGTGACGAGCACCACCGCCACGGGCACACATAGACCCGCCGCACCCACGAGACAGAACTACGGCCACTGCCGACCCATGGCCGAGACCCGCGACCGGGACCAGGCCATACGCGCCGCCGCCGACGACGGCCGCCCAGTCGCCGACCTGGCCGCCACCTGGCAGCTATCCGCCACCCGGATACGCCAGATCCTCCAGTGAGCACACGAAAACGCCGCCCCACACCCAACCGGGTGCGGGGCGGCCCTCGTTTACGCGGTATGAGGCTCAGAAGTCCGGGCTCCAGTCGCCGACGCCGGACACCATCGCCCCCACCGCGCCACCCTCCACAGCAGCCGAGAACTCGGCGCGGCCGGTCAGGATATGCGCGGTCAGGGGCTTCCCCACCGCGAGCGCCTCCTCCCAGGCGGCGGTGCTGTACGGCCCGTCCAGGCTGAGGATGTCCTTGTTGGGGTCGGTGAGCAGGTTGGACCAGGCGCTGGTGTTGCCGGTGCGCCAGGTCTGGTACCCGTACGCCCACGTGCGGAAGCCGCGCGCCTTCCACACTGAGTATGCGACCAGGCCGTCGCCGGAGTACTTGAGGATTGTGCGGTCCCGGTAGGGGGTGAGCATGTCCAGGTACTCGCGCTGGTGGGTGGTGATCGCGTACTTGGGGTCGAAGAGAAGCACGTGGCTGTCGCCGTAGTGCTCGATGAGCCAGTCGAGGCGGGCGGGCATCGTCTCGCGGCCGCTCATGGCCTGCTCGACCTGCGCCCACGTCATCTCGGAGACGGGCGTGTCCGGGCCGCCCAGGCGTGCCAGGGTGCGGTCGTGGCAACCGAGCCACACGCCATCGGACGTGCGGGCCGCCGAGAACTCGAGCATGTGGGCGCCTGCCCAGACGGCCTCGGTGTAGGCGCGCTCGGTGTGCTCGGGCCAGGACGTGGACCCGCCACGGTGTGCCACCAGCCACGGCGTGCTCATGCCCAGCAGGCCGGTGACGGTGGTGGCGCCGTGCGGCATGAGGCGGGCGGGGGCCAGGCCACGGGAGGTCTGGTAGCCGACGATCTCTACCGGCTGCCCGTCGACCTCGAGGGTCCGGTCCACCGGCTCCGGGTCGGGGTCGGGAGCGTAGGCCGGGTCGATGGTGAGCGGCAGCACCGACCACGCCTTCAGGGCCGTCTCCCCGGTCAGGGTGGGTACCAGCTCCTCGCCCTGGCAGTCGTCGATGATCGCGGCCGTGACCGCCGTCCAGGACGCGGCCGTGGTGTGGCCGGAGTCATCGGCGGACACCACCAGCCTGCCAGGCGGGGTGTGGCCGACGATCTTGCCGGTGGCGACCTGGTGCTGCTGGGTGACCACCAGTGCGGCCCCTCCGGCGGGCAGCACGGGGGCGGTATCCTGCCACGCCACCGGCGACGGCGCGGACAGCAGGCCACGCAGCACGACCAGGACGGCGGAGATCCTGCCCCCGCCGACCGGGGTCCCCACCGGGACGCTGAGAGTGTCTCCGGGGGCGGTGACGGGGCGGGTGGCGACGGTGCCCGAGCGGCCGGAGTCCCCGATCTTCGCCGTGTAGGCCCCCTGCCACCCGGCGGGTGTCATGTCCCCGGAGTGCCCGTACTGGGCGCCGACGACGAGGACGGCGGCGTCACCGGCCTGCGCGCCCTCCACGCTCAGCACGGATCCGGCCGCCGTCGTCGCGGCGGTCCCCACCACGGTGGTGGTCATGCGATCACCCGCACCACGAGCGTGCCGGCCGGGGTGCCCGCCGGTACGGACGCGCCGGCGGCCAGCACCAGCACGCGCACGGTGTCACCGCTGCCCTGCTGCGGGGCGGTCGCCTGCGCCGCCTGCACGGCAGCCGCGATCGCAGCGTCCGCCCCGCTCTTGGTGTACACAGTCGCAGCCATAGAAATCCCCTACCTTCTAGTCGTCGTCTTCCTGGTCGGCGGCGCGCCACGTAGACCCGGGATCCTCGCCCGGGCCACGGGGCAGCCGCTCCACCGGCACGCCAGCCTGCACCGCCAGCGACCTGGTAGCCCAGCACGTCGTCTCCCACGCGGCCGCCTGCCTGCGCCACCGCTGCACCTCGGTCTCGATGTCCCGCCGCTGCATCCACGACCGGTGGGCGGCACGGATGATCGACAGCACCAGCGGGGACCCCAGGGCGGCGACGATCACGGACACGATCAGGTCAGGTCGGATCATCTGGCACCCCCTGCCCTGGCGGCTGCTCGTAGACGGCGAGGATGTCCGCGCCCAGGACGCGGGCGGCCATCAGCCGCGTCTCCTCCTGCCTCAGCCTCGTGTGAGGCTCCCTCCCCGGCTCCCACCAGCACCCCCAGATCCGCAGCACACGCTGCACCACGAGCAGCGCCACCGCCACGGCCACCCACAGGTGCCAGCCCGGCCACCGCTCGGCCAGCAGCGACCGGGACAGGCCCAGCGTGGTGGCCGCCCCCAGGCCCAGGATGACCAGCATCGCCGCCGGCGCCTCCACGCCCCACCACCCGCGCCAGGCGGACGGCACGGCCACCAGCGCACCCACGACCATGCACGCGGCCCCCAGGCCGAGGTCGAGCGGCACGGGGCCGGGGCGGGCGACGACGGCGACACCAGCCGCACCGAGGCACAGGTAGGTGACGGCCGCGAGCAGGGAGATCAGGCGCGGCGGGGTGAGGGACCCCCAGATGGTGCGCGGTGTCAGGGGCGAACACATGGGGCCTCACCCCTCCTCGCCGGCGTTGTCGAGCGGCTGGCCCACGATGGGCGCCTCGTAGACGCCGCCGGTGTGGACGGCGGCCACGACGAGCGCGACGACGGCGAGGACCTGCTCGGCGACCTGCCCCCACGCGCTGGCCTGCTCGCCGGTGATCACACCGAGGGCCGCGAGTGCCGCGAGGATGGCGGCTACGGCCCCGTAGAGGGCGCGCCTGCGCTCGGGTGTCAGCCAGGAGACGATTGTCCGGTCCGTGGTGAGTGCTACATGCTTCCCCATGGTGGGACCTCCTTCACTTGGAGAGCAGCTTGCCGCTGCCCGCGTAGGAGCTGTTGAGTATGTGCTGGAGCATCCGGACCGTCGGGGCGTCACCCTTGCCGGTCACCCACTTGCTGAAGTTGCCGCCGTTGAGGTCGGCAGGGCCTCCGGTCTGCCTCATCCAGGACGGGTTGGCGTGCGCGCTCCAGTACTGGAGGCACTTCCAGGACCGCCACCCCATGGTGCCGTCGGCGGCGAGCGTGGTGGATCCGGTCAGTGTCCGCTTGGCCCCCGACGACATGGCGCCGTCGAGGAACTTCTGTAGTGCGGCGTACGCCGGGGCGGCCGGCCCGCCAATCTGCGTGCCCATGACCTCCTGCAGGCGGCGCAGGGTCGGGGAGCCCAGCACGCCGGTGATGGCGAGCTGCCGGGCACCATCCGTCCCGGTGCGGGCGTCCAGCGCCCGGTCCACCACCGCCGACGCCGACGTCGACGTGGTGGTGGCGGTGGCCACCGTCGACGTCGAGCCCGCATAGCGCGCCCAGGCCTGCCGGTCGCCGTAGAAGACGTTGAGGTCCAGATTGCCGCCGTATCCGTTGATGCGGCCGGAGGACGTGTACTGCCACATGACCAGGTTCCAGCCGTGTCCCGGCCGGTAGGGGCAGTCGGGGGTCTCCAGACCGCGCGCCGCCGACGTGGGGTATCCGGCGACCCAGAGCCCGTAGTCCCGGGCGACGGTCTCCCAGGCGTACTGCGAGGCCGGAGCTGCAGACATGTAGATCAGCGGCCGCACGCCGGTCATCTGCGTGACCGTGTCCAGCCAGGCCTTGGCCCAGGCGACGTCGGAGACGCCGGACCCGTCCTCCCAGTCCAGCACCAGCACCGCGTCCCGGATGTAGCCCCGGATGTTGTCGACGAAGTGCCTAGCCTCGGCAGCGGCGCTGTTGCTGCGATTGCGGGCGAAATGGTAGACGCCCCGCAATTTGTTGGCAGCCTTGGCCTGCTGATAGTGCTTATCGCAGTAAGGATTGACGTATCGCGTCCCCTCGGTCGCCTTGATGATGACAAAATCGCCGCCCACGCTGCGGACGTCAAGAGATGCCTGGTAGGAGGCGATATCCATTCCTGTCAGTGCCATATGCTCTCTCTCCTCTGTTGAGTTGTTGGCCGGGTGTTGGGGTCAGGTGGCGGGGGTGCCGAGGACGACGGCGCGGCGGCCGTGAAGCAGCACCAGCACCCGCGCACCCACGGCAGGGGCCGCCACCAGCGACACCGGCGACGCGCCCAGCGGCGCACTATCCCCATCCAGCCGCACACGCAGCGGGCTCGCACTGGTGACAGTCCCCCACCGGTACGACGGCGCCCTATCCACACGCCGCCGCAGATCCGCGAGCGCCGCCACGAGCGCGTCCAGGGTGGTGGCCATCATGGGATCTCCTCCAGCTCTATGGTCGCGAGCGCGGTGGGCTCCATGGGGACGGACACCGAGGCGATGGTGGCGCTGGTGCGGTGGCCGGCGGTGTCCCAGGTGACGCGCTCACGCGGCCAGATGGGCAGTGGCAGGCAGGATGCCTTGATGCGGCCTGTGGTGGCCGTGAGCTCGGCGAGGCGGCGGGCCGCGATGGCGTCCAGGGCGGCCTGGCTGGTGGCCTCCACGCCGGTCTCCACGTGCGTGATCCACCGGCCGCGCGCCTGGTGGCTGTAGGGGCTGTCTGGGCTGGTGTTGGTGGCGGTGGCGGTCATCTCCGGCTCGTCCTCGCCGCCGCCCTGGGCGACGCACACGACCCGGTTGGGTGTGCCGGCGGTGTCGAGGTCGCGGGTCCAGGTGGCGGAGTGGACGGCCCGGTCGCCCTCGGCCAGCTCCCAGGCGAGCGGCCGGTCGGCTGGGAGCCGGTAGGGGCTCGACGCGAGGGTGCCGTCCGGCGCGGGGCTGAGCGCCCAGTAGTTCGCCGCCGAGAGCACCTCGTTCAGGGCGGTGAGAAGGGTGGTGCCGGCCTCGAAGACCAGGGCGGAGGCGAGGGTGGCGGCGGCGGGCTCGATAGCGGGCCGCTCACCCGCCGCCGACACCTGGGCAGACACCCAGTCCGTCACCACCGTGCCCGCCGGCACGGTCAGCGTCTCAGGCAGGGCGTCCTCCGACAGCACCAGCAGCGGCGAGGACAGCTCCACATCCCACGACGAGCCCGCGCCCGTGTACGACCTGGTGGGTGCGGACAGCAGGTACTCGCCCAGCGGCCACGACACGACCCTGCCGTGCCGGTCGCGCACATGCTCGTAGACGTGCACGCGGTCGGACAGCCAGTCGATGCCCTGGGCGCGGTCCGTGAGCGTGAGCGTGCCGGAGGCCCGCAGCGTCGTCGACGCCGACAGGTCCACCTGCCCGCCGGTCACGCCGTCCACCGGCCGCACCTCCCGGCCGTGCCGGTCAGCCAGGACGACCTCCCACCAGGACTGCCGGTGCCCGGTCAGCACCCGGGCGACCGTGTCCCCGTCCAGGCCGTCAGGGCTGGCCGTCACCCATGCGGGCAGGTCAGTCGTCACGATCCACCTCCGTGAGGTCCAGGTCGATATCCCAGATGCCGCCCCGGTAGTCGCGCGGCAGCGACAGGCCCGACATAGAGCACCACATCCGCCTACCCAGCGGGTCCCGGTACACCACCGGGCCCGGCAGCACCGCGATCGTGGCCAGGGTGTCCTGGATCGGCATGTCGTCGTCGTCCAGGGTGGCGGACACGCTCAGGGAGCGGGCCTCCTGGATGCCGGCCACCTCCACCGGCAGGCGGCGGCCCGCGAGGTAGACGGTATCCCGTTCCGCCAGGTCCACCGCCAGGGAGTGCGCGGGGTTGCCGTACAGGGGGACGGTGACACTGTAGGTGGGGCCGCCGCCGATCCACATTGCCTGGGAGTCGGCCTGCACGGCGACCAGCGCCGACGCCGACGCCCCGTCACCGGTGACCGCCTCCACCCGGTACACCGTCTCACCACTGGACAGGGCGAGCGGGTCAGCGGTGGCGTAGTCGAGCGGCACCTCGGCGTCCAGCAGCTCCCAGGACTCGCCGCCGTCCACCGACCGCGCCACCCGGTTGCGGGCGGCCGGCGGAGAGTTGGGGGTGAGCACGCTGCCGTCGGCGGAGACCGCGTAGGACTGGCCCCCGAGCATGGCGTAGGGGCCCGCAGGGTCCCACCACTCCGCCACCAGGCCCTCCTCGCTGGCAGCCGTGGTCAGGGCCGGGTGGCGCACCCACAGGGTGCCGCCCGTGCACACCACGGCGGGGCGCGCGGCCACGGCCCCCTCGGGGACCGAGGCGACCAGGACCGCCCGGTCACCGCCACCAGCCAGGCCGGTACCCGTGGAGGCGGGCTCGCTGGTCACAGCCAGCACGCTGCCGTCAGCGGCGAGCCACTCCACCTCCACCGACACCACGGCCCCACTGGTGGGCTCCTCAGCCGCCGGCACCGAGGCGGGCGCCGACGGCACCGGCGCGGTGGTGTCCACGACGGCGGTCGCCCCGTCTCCGGACACGACGGCACCGTCCACCACCACGGTGTCCCCACCGGCGGCCGCCACCACGGCTGCGCCGTCCAGGACAGCCGTGGCGCCGTCGGCGGCCACCGCCACAGTCAGGGCGGGCGCCGCCTGCTCCGCCGGCGCGGCGTCCTGGCCGGTGACGTCCAGCACCACCGCATCATGCACGGTCAACGGGCTGCCCCCGGCGCGCAAGTAGCAGATGAACTGGATCTTCCCCTCCCCGTCGCGGAAATTGATGGGGAGATCCACCCAGATGGTGGCACGGCTGGTGCCCGCCGACAGCTGCTTACGGCTACCCGACGGCCACAGGGACCTCGTGTAGGTGCCCGCCGTCGTCATGTAGTAGCAGCCCATGTCCACGTAGCAGTCCGCCTCGGCAGACACCAGCAGCGCCAGCCGGTACGTGCGGCCGCCAGGCAGGTCCCGCGTGCTGGTGCCGATACGGCCCGCGTTGCCGGACGTCGCCGACGTCGACGTCGAGATCGCGGTGGCGGTCTTTGTGGTCTCAGCGTTGACCCACCAGTCGGCGGTCCACCGGTAGGCGACCTCCAGCCCGGCATCCACGCCCCCGGCAGCCACGTCCACGCCCCACGCCAGATGCTCGCCCGCCGACACCGGCACAGGGTCCGCCACGGCGACACGGCACCCCCACCCGGGCACCACAGGCGCCGCCTGCGCCCACCCGTCAGCCGTGCCGTCAGCCGCCGCCAGCGCACCGCCAGTCGTGGCCCACGCCGTCGGGCGCGCCATGTACGGGTCCGGCACCAGGCCCACCACACGAGCCGACGCCGGCAGCGGCGCAGGATTCACCATCGCCAGCTGCACCGCGCCCGTTGTCTCGTCCCACACGGCATCCACGAGCGGCACCGGCGGCGAGGGGTACACCACCGACACCACCGACACGGCGGTAGCCGACTGCCGGACCGCTGACACCACAGTCACCGACACCTGCCACGTACTGCCGTGCGGCAGCCGCGACACCATAGATACCCGAGTCCCGGCCCCGGACACGCTCACCGTCTCCACCGGCCCGGACGGCACACCGTCCACCAGCTCCACGAGCTCCACCACAGCCGACACCTGGGCGTGCCCCTCGCTCTGAGCGTAGGTCCACTCCACATCCGTGGTCGCAGCACCCACCACAGGCCCCGGGGCCGTGATCCCCACCACGGGCGGCGTCGCCGCCCGGAACTGCGCGGCCGCCTGCCCCAGGCCCCCACCAGCCGGGGACCACGCGGCAGAATCACCACCCGCACCACCGTCATACAAACCCTTGGTGCGCACAGTCCACATGTACTGGCCCACCGGCAGCGTGACCGCAGCAGTCTGCGCAGCCCCCGTGACATCGATGGTCTGCACCAGCTCGGTGACCAGCGGGGACACCACCCGCCGCAGCTCCACGCGGGCGGCGGTCTGCGCCGTCGAGTCCGTAGGGTTGTGCCGCCAGGACAGCACCACGCGCCCCGGCGCCACAGTCCCGGTCGGGCCCAGCACCGTCGGCGCAGACGGAGCCCCCAGCACCTGCACCGCAGGCGACGGCGACGACGGTGCCGACCGCAGCCCGTTGGGGGTCTTGGTGACCACCGTGTAGGTGTGGGCAGCCGCCGGATCCGGGGCACGGTGCACAAACGACGTGACGTTATTCCCGACCGCCCCGATTAGGGTGCCGTTGTCGTAGATGTCATAACTGCCCTCATTATGCAAGACAGTCTTCACCCACGTGACGACGATGTCGCCCGCCGAATTCTTGATAGCCGTAAGGCCGGTGGCGGGAGTGGGGGTAGTCCACACCGTCGCCGACTGCGCCCGCCCGGACTCCCTCCCATTCCACGCCCACACCCGGTAATAGGTGGCGCGACCGGCTGGCAGGGACGTGTCAGACCAGGCCGTCCCCGTCCCCTGCACAGTGCCGACCCGCACCCAGGATTTGGTCTGGTTATTGTAGTATTCAATCCCCGACGCGGACACGGGGTGAGACGCGTCTCGCCGCTGCGACCACGAGACGCGGATTGTCTTGCCGTCCGTCGTCGTCGCGGACACGCCCGTAGGCGTGTACGGCACCTCATACTGCCGGGCAGCGACCGTCACCGACCGCGTAACCTTCGGCGCCCCGCCATTCCAGATCGGCCCCAGCGACGCCGAGAAACTACGGGTCACGGTGGACCCGTAGGCGGTAGCAACCGTAATCGTCTGCCGGGCGACTTCCTTAGTTACCGTCGCCCCATACCCGGACGAGAAGGATACGGACACGTCGCCCGTGATCGCCCCCGACCGGTGCAGCACCGACGAGTACGAATGCCCATACGCAACCGACTGCAAATAGTAGACGACGGTCAGTCGCACGCTGCCAGAATCAACACTCCCCGACTGGGAAACGTCAATACCGACACGCATGTACCCCGATGCGGAGCCCCACTGGATAGCCAACCGTCACACCCCCAGAGTCTCACGCAGCCGACCACGAGACGCCGGACCAACCGCACGCTCAATACGCAGATCCATCTCCCCCAGGAGCGACCCATTGGCGTCCAAGAGCGTGACCTTCTCCGGCCACCGGTCGCGGCCGGCCGCTAGCTGAGCCAGCAGGTCCCACTGGCCGCCGGTAAACACCGGCTCGGGCTTTCCCGTTTCATTAGCGACCAGTGACAGGCCGGGCTGCAAAAGACCGCCCTGGTCATACTTCAGGCGCCCGTAGGTGACGGACCCGTACACCGGGACCTGCCGGGCCGAGCCGCCCGGGTGCGGCTCCTCCACGATCTGGCCGCGGCCGGCGTACCACGCGATGTGGTACGCCGGATTGCCCCAGAACACGACGTCGCCGGGGATCGGCGAGGTCACAGGGGACGCGACGGCCTGGTAGCCCGCAGCCGTCAGACGCGGCGCCCGATGCCCCGTATGAGTCAGGGCGTAGTAGACCAGGCCGGAGCAGTCCAGCCCCGGCGGAATACTCGACCCACCCCACACGTACGGGGTACCCAAGAGAGTCTTCGCGAAATCCACCGGCGCGGACCCGGTACCGAGCGTCTCGGTCTTCTTCTTCAACCACTCGCCGATAGAGGTAATAGCATTCCCGGGGATCTCCTTAACCGCGTCGCCGAGCTGGCCAGCGAGCGGGAACCCGCCCATAAGGGCGTCCACGGGCTTGCGCACCAGCTCGGTAACCGCACCGATCGGGTCGGAGATGATCTCCGCCGCCGCCTCAACAGTATTAGCAAGCCAGTCGGTCACACCCTTAATGCCGCCACCAACCGCATCCTTTACCTTGTTGAAGATACCGCCGAGGAAGAAGTGCTGGTATCCAGCATCCCCAATAGCGGACAGGCCCCGCCGGCCCCCGCCGACCGCAGCCCGATTCATCGCGTTCACGGCCTTCTCGCCGCCGACGGCGCGCACCCACTCCGGGCGCATGATCGCCTCACCGCCCGACAAGGCCAGCGCGCCGCCACCATCACGAGAGACGAAATGGTAGACGTCCTTGCCGGGCGTGTAGCCCGGCAGCACACCACCGGACGCATAGCCCGGAATCTTCGACACCGACGGCAGGGTGATATTCAGGCCGACCGCCTTAGTCAGCTTGTCGACCAGCCTCTTGATACCGTCAGTGTAGATAGTGCCGATCAGGAAGTTCACCGGCTTAGCCGCCAGGGACTTAATACCGTCCCACGCCTTCCCGACAGAGTCCTTCATCGTGTTGAATCCGGACTTGATCTTCCCGATCGTGTTGTTGATGTTGGCCCACAGCGTGTTAGTGAACCAGTTTGCGACCGTGTTGATCGCAGACTTGATCCCATTCCACACCGTCGTGATCGCCGACTTCAGCCCGTTAAACCCAGACTTCAACTTGTCAATGACAACCTGAATTATCGGGCGCAGCGTGTTAGTGAACCAGTTTGCGACCGTGTTGATCGCAGACTTGATCCCATTCCACACCGTGGTGATCGCCGACTTCAGCCCGTTAAACCCAGACTTCAACTTGTCAATGACAACCTGAATTATCGGGCGCAGCGTATTAGAGAACCACGACGCGACCGTGTTGATCGCAGACTTGATCCCATTCCACACCGTGGTGATCGCCGACTTCAGCCCGTTAAACCCAGACTTCAACTTGTCAATGACAACCTGAATTATCGGGCGCAACGTGCTGTTGAACCAGTCGGCAACCACGCTGATCGCGGTCTTGATCCCATCCCAGACCACCTTCACTGCGACAGCGAGCAGCGCGAATCCCGCCATTGCGTTGCCCACAAAGACGGTGATGACGGGCTTGACGTAGGTGTTGAACCAGTCCACGACAACTCGGACAGCGCCCATAATGCCGACCCAGACCGTGCTCACTACGGTGGCGAGCGTCGAGAAAACGTTCCTGAGCGTGTCGAACACGGTCGTGAATACGGGCACGACATTATCTGAGAACCATGCCACTACCTTTTCGACGGCACCCTTTATGCCGTCCCAGACGTCTGATACCTTGTCGCCGACCGTACTGACGCCGCTCTTGATCCCGTCCCAGGCACCCTGTAGCGCGGGGAGCACAGTGTCCTGGAACCAGGACACGACCCCGCCAACCACGTTCTTGATCGCGGTCCAGACCTTGTCCATGATCTTGCGGCCGGTCTCGGTCTTCGTGAAGAAGAACCACAATCCGGCGGCCAGGGCGGCAACTGCTGTCACCACCAGCATGACGGGATTAGCGTTGGCCGCCACATTGAACGCGATTTGCGCTGCCTTGGCGGCGTTCTGCGCGGCCTTGTAGACGTTCAGCGCCGTGGTCCAAGCCTTGTAGGCCGTCACGGCTGCACCAATCGCTACCGCAATCGACGACACGTAGTCCTTGTTCTTCACAAGCCACTGCGCCACCGAGGAGATGCCGTCAACGATCGACGGGACGAGCTGCACAACGCGGGTCAGCACCTCGCCGATCTTGGGTCCAGCCTCCGCCACGAAGCCCTGCACGCCCGTCCAGATGGACTCGAGAGTCGGCTTGGCGGCCTCGAAGCCGTTCATTACAGCGATGACGGCCTCACGTACGGACATCAGGAAGTCAACGAGGCCGGAGTCCTCCTGCTGACCGAAGATCGGCCCGGTGAAGTCGCCGTCGAGCAAGATCGACTTCATGCCCTCGAATGCCGGGACAATAGTGTCGGAGATCCACTCCTTCACGACCTGCGCCTTCTCAGCAACCGTGTCGCCCCAGGTCGAGAAGTTCGCCGTAAACCCGTTAATGGCCGACGAGATGCTGTCCACGCCGAAGACGTTGATTACCTTGGTGATCGCCGCGGCGATACGGCTGCGCGCGTTCTCAAACGCCGTGGAGATACCAGACGTCGCTGTCAGCGCCTGGTCGTGGAAGGACGCCAGCCCGTCGATACCCTCGCCGTCGAGCTTTACCAGGGTGGCGTTGAAGTCATCGAAGGAGACCGTGCCTTCCTTCATCGCGTCGTACAGGTCGGAGGAGTTAGCCGTGGCCCCCAGGAGGGCGCGGGCCATCTGGTCCAGCTGCCCGGGCATGGCCGACTGCATAGAACGCCACGCCGCCATGTCCACGGTCCCGACAGCCAGCATCTGCCGGTACTGCTCCATAGCATTCTCGACAATGGCCGCCGAGCCGCCGCCAGCGAGCAGAGCATCGTTCAGAGCCAGGCTGACGTCGGTCGCCTCTTCCAGGCTGTCAGTCAGCGGAGCCAGCCCCTGCACGGTAAGGGCTACCGCGTTCGTCGACGTCGGCAGCCCGTCCAAGGACTTGGCGATCCGGTCAATCTGCACGCGCGCGTCATCGGCGGAGTAGCCGATGTTCGCCATGATCCGCGGGAAGTTCGACAGCGTGTCCGCACGGCTCACCGCCCGGGACAGATTCGTCGCGATCGTCGCGCCCAGGGCGGCCACAGCGACACCGGCGGCCTTCACACCGACCGAGACCGCAGAGGACAGAGCATTGCCGACAGATGCGCCGACCCTGGACGCGACCGACGCGACCCCGGAGCCGGCCGCAGCCACGACACCGCCGAGACCGGAGACCGCCTTGCCGAGCCCAGCGCCGATCACCTGGCCGACAGGCTGCCACGCCTTGACGACCTTGCCCACAGCACTGCTGCCCAGGGCGGTCGTGATCCCCGAGACCTTCGACGTGACCGCCTTCGCGACCCCGTTCACGCCGCTGGTGATGCTGCCCCACGCCTTAGTCGCGCCAGCCGACACCGAGGCCCAGGACTTCGCCAGCGGCCCCGTGACCGTCCTCGCCAGGTTGCTGATTGCAGTCCCGACCGGGCCGAGCTGCGCCAGAGTCGTCCTAGCCGCGTCCCTGGCGTACATACCCACCAGCCGCAGCGTCTCCACCCCAGACTTCACCGACGCCGCGAGCGCCCGGGCGACGGCGGGGGTCTTGACGATGGCGTTGCCGATGGATCGTGCGATTCGCTGGCCGACGCTGGTGCCGAGCTTAGTTGTGGTGGGGCCGTCGATGGCCTGTGCGAGCTGGGCCTTGATGCCCTTGGCGCTGAGGGAGACCTGGAGCCAGGCGGTGCCGAGCTGGATTCCGGAGGTGGCGTCTGCCATGGGCGGGCACCTCCTTGGGGCTGGCTGTGGAGTTATTGGCTGGCGGTGAGCTCGGGGTGGCGGGCGAGCCAGCGGGCAGCCTTGGCGTCCTGCTTCTGCTGCTGGGCGCGGGCCTTGGCCTGCCAGCCGGGTTCGGGGGGCTTCGGGGCCTTTGGCAGCTGGTTTCTCTTGGCGCCGGCGGCGGCGGCGATGTAGGAGATGATTTGCCAGGTGCCGTGCTGGATGGCGGCTACCTCGTCTGACCAGGAGACGTCCCCGCCCATTGCGCGTCCGAGCGCGCTGCCCGGGGGCAGGCCTCGCAGGAGTACCATTAGGCGGCGCGGGGTGAGGGTGCCGCGCCACAGGTCGAGCAGATCGACCTGGTAGACGCGTAGCAGGTCTGCCTCGATCTCGGCCGCGTGCTCCTGCAGGAGGGCGGGGAGCTGGGCTAGTTTCCCAGGTTCGCGGCCTCCATCAGCTCGGTCATCATGTCGCCGACGGCGTCTAGAGGTACGCGGCCTGTGTCCGGGTCGCGGAGTGTCTCTAGGACGTCGTCGCGCGCGGGCCCGAGCAGGATTGTCACGATGCGGTAGAAGGCAGCCATGTCGCCTGCCTGGCTGAGCGCCGTCGCCTCAAGAAACTCCCAGGAGGACAGTGCCTCGGGGTCGAGGGTCACGGTGATGCCTCGGACGGTGACGGTGATGGGCTCGCCGGTGGCCTCGGAGCGCTGCTGGTCCGCGATGGTCACCTGGGGCGCCTGTTCGGCGGCGGCTGCCAGGGGCTCGCCGTCGGCGGCGGGGGCTGTGGCGGCCGGGCGGGCGGCGAGGGCGGTGTGGGTGTGGGGGCGACGCTGGCCGCGGTTCTTCTTGGACGACATTTCCGGGTCCCTTTCAAAGATTGTGGGTGCGCCGGATCCTCTAGCGGTGGGTTGACCCTCGCCCGGCCGGGGATCCGGGGCCGGCCGGGCGAGGGAGTGTGTCAGGCGGACGGGAGCAGCGACGGAGCGTCCGTCCAGATGCTGAAGTCGTCCAGCATCGTCAGCTGGTGCTCATAACCGGTGATCTCACCGGTCTGGAAGGACAACTCGCCGCGCTCGCCCAGCTCCAGGTGAGGGAGCACGATGCGGATCTTCACGCCCGCGCCGGACACATCAAACAGGTCCAGCACCCCGGACATGGGGATGACCTTCCGAGACGTCGGGACTGTCAGCTTCGCGACGGCCTTCGTCTCCCCGTTGGACTCCTCCGAGCTGCGCCCAGTGGCCTTGACGTCCAGGTACCGCTTGACGATGTCGAGCTTCCCCTCAAGCAGTGTCGCGGTCACAGTCGTCTTGGAAGAGTCCATGAAGGTCTTGACGATCTTGTGTCCCTGGTGTCCCTTGATCTCAGACACCGAGTCGTCGAACGCCATGCCGGCTCCGTCCTCGGACAGCCAGCCACAGTCCACCAGGGTGTCCGGCACAGCCGTGTACAAGCCGGTGATCTTGGAGTCCAGATCCGGGTCGTAATCCCCCAGGTAAAGGGAGTCATCATCAGATCCGAAGATCCATGCGTTGAGAGCGTTTGTCTTTCCCATGGTAGTTTGCCTTTCAGCTATTGAAGTTTGGTAGTGATCTGATAAGTGGCGGTCGCCCGCGCACTCGTGGTGTCCGGGTCCGGAGACTCCGCCGGGGACGTTCCAGACACACGCACCACCGGCGCCAGCCCCACAACAGCCCCATGCACCGCACTATCGACCGCGAGCGCCAGCTCGACGGCGGCGGCCGTGGTGGGGGCGTAGGAGTCGATGGTGACCTGGGTGGTGTGGAGTGCGCGGTCGTGGCGGCCGGTGCCGCCGGTGAGCAGCACCCGCACGAATGTGGCGGGTGCGTCCTCGGTGTCGGGGCGGGCGGAGAGTGCTGGGACGCCAACCTGGTCCGTGAGCCAGGCCAGCAGGATTTCCTTGACGTCTACCGCGCGAGGGGGTGTGGTCATCGGACGCCACCTCCAGCTGCCCGCTCTAGGACGTGGTCGCGCGCCTGGCGGCGACGAGCGTCGGGGGTCTCGGCCCGCACGTAGGCGCGGGCGCGGTTGCCGGTGCCGGCGACGACGCCGAAGCCTTCTCCGGCGCGGGCCCTGACCTGGTTGGCTGCGTCGTTGACGGCGGCGCGGGCGGCCTTCGAGCGCAGCAGCTCGGCGATGCCTGGCTTGTTGAGCGTGATCCTGGTTGTCACGGGTGTCCTCCTGTCTCGTGGGGGTCGGTGGCGGCGGCGAGCGTGACCACCAGGCCGGAGGGCCAGCGGGCCGGCGCCCCCTCCACCCGGTAGACGGTGCCGTGGACGCGCAGCCGGTCGGACGCGAGGACATCCGGCCATGCCCCGCGCCAGTACAGCGTCGGCGAGGAGATCACCGGTGCTGCGCCGACCGTGACCGGCTCCGAGGTGCCCCCAGGCGCGAATAGCGCCGGGGGCAGCTCGGTCTCGACGTCGGGGCCCGGCACGCGCTCGCCGTAGCGGTCGGTGGTGCCGGGGCCCGCCCGGACCCGCACGACCGGTGTCGGTACGCGGGTCATCGGGGCACCGCCGAGAAGAGCAGGTCCACCTCGGCTGCCCGGCCTGTGCGGCCGCCGAGGAGCTGTGCCTCCGCCTTGCGGAGGAACAGGCCGCCCTCGGGGTTGGAGTAGGTGAACCCGTCGCTGAACGGGCCGTCCGTGTGGGTCTCGGAGGCGACCAGGCCCCTTGGCTCCACCCCGTAGCCGCCGGCGGCGACGTCGGCGGTCTGGTCGGCGGCCATGGCCCGCTTGACCATGGCGCACACGATCCGCCGGCGCGTCGCCGCGGTGGCTGACGCCCAGCGGGGGCAGGACGCCTTGATCAGGTCCGTGGCGTCCTCCAGGAGCACCGCGGCCCGGTCCTGCTCGGTGCCGGACAGTGCCCGCCACCGGGCCTCCAGGTCGGCGACGGTCGCGAACAGCTCTGTGGCCTGCTCCTGCTGGTCGTCTGCCATGATCGGGCCTCCTCCCCTCCCGTGTGGCGGTCAGTCGTCGCCGTCGACGGCGGCGTGCTTGGCCTTGCGGGTGGTCTTGCGGGTAGAGGCCGGGACGACACCGGCCGAGGCGGGCAGGGAGTCCAGGAGGGCCGCCTGCGCGCCGTCGACGGACGCCCGCCCATCGTGGAAGTCCACGACGACCCGGACGCCGTCGACCACGCCGACCACCCGCTGCTCGGGCCACTTCACCGACCGGTAGGTGCGCATCAGGCAGAGACCTTCACCATCGCGTGGTGCAGCTCGTTGCCATAGCGCAGGCCGATCTCGCCGTACAGCTGCACCTTGTCGGTGGCGCCGGTCTTGGCCAGCGGCTCAGCGAAGAAGTGACCCTTGCCGGGGATCTCCAAGAACGCGGGAGCGCAGTCCTCAAGGGAGACCACCAGGAGGGTGTCGGCGGGAACGTACCGGTCGAGCATGATGTTCGCCCGGCCGAAGTCCGTCTCGATGGTCTGCAGGTTGACGCCGCCGACGTTGCGGGTCTCCTCGCGGTAGTTGTTGTCCTTGATGAAGATCTTGGACAGCTGCCGCTTGAGGGCCGCGCCGACAATGATCGTGCGGGTCTCGGCCTCCTGCAGGCCGCCGTTCTCCCACGCCTTCTGGAACGCGTCAAGCACCGCGTCCTCGGTCAGGGAGCCGCCGGCCACGGTGACCACGTTCGTGGTGATCGCGGAGATCAGGCCCTGGGTCTTGCGCGGCTGAGTGTTGTCGTCCGGGTCCTGCAGCACTCCGGTCAGGAAGGACTTCTCCACGTCCCGGGCAATCTGCTTGAGCTGCTGCTCAATCTGCCAGGACAGCTCATCCACGGGCAGGGTGGTGGAGCCGATCGTCACCATGGCCTTGCCGTCGGTGGACCGCTGCGCGCGGGCCGCGGACTTGGTGTAGGTGATCTCGACAGCCTCCTGGTGGATCTCCAGGACGTTGCGGACCGTGCGGCGCACGCGCTCCTCCCCCTCGGGGGCGGCAGCGCCCTCAAGACGCTGACGGTTCTCGTCAGCGTCCCGCAGGTCGTAGGTCTGCCACTCGAAGAACGTCGCACCAGCAGACACGCCACCAGTCAGACCACCAATGGCGGACAGGAACGGGGTGTCCTCCGGGGAAGTGCCGAACAGCTCCCCCACATAGTTGGGCAGGTTGTAGGTGGTGCCAGCACCAGTGATTCCGGGCATCACAAGCCCCTTTCAATGATTCGGTCTGGATGTTCAGCCGCCGAGCTTCATCGCCTTCAGCGACGAGACGAGCGTCTTATCGCCCGCCTTCTCGGCAGCCGCAATCTGGTCATCCAGGGAAGCCCCGGCGTCACCGTCCGGGTTACCCATGTGCCGCACGAACAGAGGCGACTTCGACCCACCCGCCGGCGCGGACGCCGGAGCGGGCGCCTGGGAGGTCGCCCAGGCCTTGAGCGCTTCCGCGTACGCCTGCGCGTCATCGCCCGGGCCTGCCAGCAGCTCAGACGGCACACCCGTCCTCGCCGCCACCTCGGCCCGATCCCGCTCCACCTCAAGCGCCCGCACCTTCGCCTCAAGAGCCGCGAGCGCCGCGGCGTCCTTGTCGGCCTGGGAGCGCTCGGCGTCCTGGGCTGCTGCCTGGGCTGCCTGCAGCTCCTTGAGCTGCTTCTCGGCGGCCTTGCGGGCGGCCCGCTCGGCGTCGAGGGCGCGCTTGCCGGCGTCGCCGAGGGCGGCCTCGCCGCCGGTGTCGGGGGTGGGTGCGGCCTGATCCTGGGTGGGGTTGTCCGTCGCGGACTCGCCCCGCTGGGCGTCGCCGTCAGCGCTGGGTGTGGTGTTGGGTTTGGGCATGGGTGCTTCCCTTTCTGGGGGTTGGTGCCGTCGCGGCACAGGTAAGCCCCCGCATGTCGCATACGGGGGCATGAGAAAACCCCGCGCCAGATGGTGCGGGGCAGTCAGCGGGAGCGCGGTAGCGCCGGGGCTAGGCGGCCGGGGCGGATGCCTGGGCCTTGCGGGCCTCCTCCTGGGAGGCCACGAGGTCGTTGTATTCCTCAAAGTCGAGGGCGTCTGCGCACAGTTCCCGGGTCATTTTGATGATCCGGTCGGGGACGATGATGTCATACCAGGCGATGGCTGAGATCGCGCATTCGCAGGCCGCACCGGTGTCGTCTGCGCGCAGCAGGTTCAGGGTGCGAACGTCCTCGGAGTCCGCACCCCGGTGCTCAGCCACGATGGCGATCAGCTCGCCGGTCAGCTCGTCCCAGGTAGCCACGAGTTAAGTCTACGCGCCGGCCGCGTTGTTGTGCACGGGGATGATGCTCGCAACCCGAGTCACACCGCGCTTGTTCGTGCGCAGTGCCACACGGACGCGAATGCCGTTGACGGTGTCCTCGACGATACCGGCGGGGCTGGTCGGCCATGCCTGGGATCGAAGTACCTGTTCAGCCGCGCGGAGAATGTCGTTCGGGGTCCAAGACGAGGGGAACTCGCTAGACCCGTGTATCCACCCGTACCCGGTGCCATGGCCTCCGCCCCTGCGGTCGCCGTAGAGCGTGTGCGCCCATGCCTTGGCTGTCAGGGCTGGCAGGTCGTCCGGCCAGGACTGGGGAGCCGAGGGCAGGGCCTCGGGAGGCAGCCGGCGGGACGCGGACTGGGCCATGCCGGAGGCAGCCAGCCGGTCCGCGACCCACGCGCGGTGCTTGTCCCACGCCTCCCGCTGCAGCGTGTTGTCCAGGCTGGCGCTGCGGCGAGCGGTCGCCGCCCCCGCCTTGCCGGCCGGGGTCTTGGGCGAGTCGGTGAACTCGCCCGGGTAGCGCTTGCGCATGGCGGCCGCGATGTTCTCCGCCGTCGGGGACTGGCCGGAGGAGACCACGATACGGCGCGCCTCGTCGTACTTCGCCTTCAACCCGTCGGGGTCGTACCCGGCGATGCTCGGGTCCTTCGCCTTCCAGGACGGCACGATCTGGCAGTCGCAGTGGTCGTGGTACCGGTTGCCGTCCCCGCCCGCGGACTCGGCGGAGGCGTACACCCAGCCGCGGGAGGCCAGCATCGCGCACCACGCGCATGTGGACGGCCCGGATGGGACCCGCGCCCACTTGTGGCAGGCCTTGTCCCGCGCGGCGTTGCGGGTGATCGTGCCCCGGCCCTGGTCCATGACGTAGCGCTGCAGACTGCCCAGCAGCATCGTGCGCGCAAGGTCCAGTTCGCCGGTGTACACGTAATGGGCCGCCGCCCGCACGGACCCCTCCAAGCGGGCCAGGGGCACCGGCTCCGCCAGCACGGCTTCATAGGTTCCACCTATTTCTGCCGCGCGGGTCTGCTCGTACCATTCCGCGGCGGCCGTAGCCACCACGTCCCCGTACTGCTGGCACAGGGCCGGGAACACCTCCAACAGGGCGGCTCGAATCCGCGTCGGATCCCACCCCGCACGGGCAGCCGCCGTGAAGAACGCATCCAGCTCCCGGATTGCCTCGGTCACCGCCCGGCGCTGTGCCGCGGACAGCCGGTTGACGCTCGCCCGGTCCGGCATCAGACACCCTCAGCCGGGGCCGCCCCCTCGGCGATCTCCGTCTGCACCTGATCGGACGCCGAGGCGCCGGCAGAGAGCTGATCCAGCACCGAGCGGGCGCCAGCACGCCGCAGCTGAGACCTAATCCGCGTGATCTGCTCCCCCGTGTAGCCCAGCTCCTCCAGGGCCACATCTGTGTCTGCGAGCGCGGGGATGGCCTGGATCTGCTTGACCATGGCGTCGGACTGGGAGACTACGGAGGGCATGGCGGGGTTGCGCCAGCGGGTGGATACGCGGGTGAGGTCGTCGGGCATCTGGCTGGTGGGGATGCCGTCGCGGATGCACACGATGTCCTGGACGACGCGGTTGAGGGCGTGGCCGTTGACGCGGTTGAGGGATTGGGCCTCGATTACGAGGTCTTCCTTGGCGGCGTAGATGGCCTCGGCGGATGAGGGGTTGTCCTGGACGATGCCGAGGGAGGAGATGGGCACGTTGGTGGATGCGGCGAACTCGGCGGCGAGCTGGCGCTTGACGTCGAGAAAGGGCTGCATGGACTGCTGTGGGATGACCTCAAGCTTGGGCAGCTCGCCGTCCTCGTCCTTCGGCAGGGACTTGAGGCGGCCCATGTACCAGGTCCACAGGGGCGTTGGATTGCCGTTCTCGTCCTGGAACATCTCCTCGTCGGCGCCCAGGAGCAGGAGCGCGGGGGCGGCGTACAGGTCGGAGGAGACCTCGGTACGGTAGCCGGCGCGCACGGCGCGGTCCACGATGGACATGACCTCGCGGCTGATGCGGGAGCGGCCGAAGGGGCGGCCCAGGGAGGGCCGGTAGGCCAGGGGCTCCATCGGGACGCGCCCGAGGGCGTGGTCCATGCGGGCGATAGCCGTCCACCCGCGGTCGCCTCGGGCGAGGCGGGTCACGTGCGTGCGAGTCATTAGCAGGGCGCCGTTGGGGCGGCCCAGGTCGTCCCGGGAGTCCAGCACCAGGCCGGCCTCAAGGTGGCGGCGGCGGGCGTCCCACAGGCCGGTGGCCCACTGGGCGTCGGCGCCGGTGACCACCACAGGCGGGTCGTCCGTACCCTCCTGCCCCGGCATGACGACGGCGAAGGCGCAGGAGAAGGTCAGCTCGGCGTCGACCAGCTCAGGGACCAGCACGTCGAATCGGTTCGCGGCCAGCAGGCCCGACAGGTCGAAGGGGTCCTCCTGCCCGGACGGGGCGGTGATGCCGTCCCACATGCAGCGGGAGGCCAGGGCGGTGACGGCCTTGTCCGGCCAGCCGCACACGACGTCGAGCTGGTGGCGCATGTACTCCGGGATGGACGCGCCCAGCCACGCCAGGTCCTGGTGCATGTTCCGGTAGCGGGACCGCAGCGCATTGCGAGAGGCCTTCCGGGACCACTGGGTCAGCAGGCGGCCCATCAGCTCGGCGTCGTCAGCGGACAGGCCCACCACGCTGGTGGGCACGTCCACGATCAGCGGCGCAGCCGTCATCAGGTCATCACCACGCCTCTCCTGGTCGCGACAGTCTTCGGACGACGCTTAGTGGTCTTGGCCGCCCAGGCCGCCAGGGTGGCGGCGTCCAGGCCGGCGGAAGTCATGCCCTCGGGGGCCTGCCAGCCGAACCCACCCCCGGCGCCGATCCGGCGACGGGAGACCACGGCGGCCTCCTCCTCAAGCTCCGGGTCCTGCAAGTGGGTCAAGGTCTGCTCACGGACCGCGGCATCGAACATGGCGTGGGCGGTGATCACGTCCGCGGCAGTCGGGGTCCACAGCACCTTCGCCGGGATGCCCTCGGCTCGCAGCCGCTCGATCAGATCCCCGGCGCCGGCCTTGCCGTCCACCACGATCTGCGCCCACCGGTCCCGGTGAGCCACCAGGTAGTCCACCACCCACTGCACGCCGTGCCCCATCTGACGCACGCCCTGCTCGGTGCACAGCTCCACATGCACCCGGCGGGTGCGGTCCTTGGGAGCCTTGCGCCACTGCGCGCGAGTCATCACCTCGCGGCCGGCGCGGGCGAGGGCCACCGTGGACCCGTCCGCCGCAAAGCGGACCGCCGCGCACCAGCGGGCACCCAGCGGGGCGTCCTCAACCGTCAGCGCCTTCCACGCCTCCCGGCCGATCGCCTGGTCCGACAGGGACGGGTCCCAGATCCCCAGGCCCTCGCGGCGGAAGGACTCAGGCCCCAGCTGCCGCTTCATCCGCAGGATCGACGACTCCGGGGTGCGGTGCGGGTAGGACGGGTTGGCTTTGCGCCACTGGGCGCGGGAGCTGGGGTCCGCAGTGTCGTCGGCACCCAGCTCGACGTACAGGCCGTCCCGCAGGTCCCCATCCAGCGCCTGCCGCCGGAAGACAGTGAATGCCTCGGACGGGTCCGTGGGCCTCGGGGGCGTGCCCATGCGGATGATCAGCGGGTTGGGGCTGGTGTTCGTGGCGGGCACCATGTCGTCCAGAGCCCGCTGCCCCAGGATCTGAGCCTCGTCGAAGATCAGCACGTCCACGCCCGCGAAGCCGCGCCCGAACCCGCCCTCCCTGGCGCCGAACAGGATCCGGGAGCCGTTGTGGAACCGGATCTGCTGCTCACCGTTCGCCCGGCGCACCCCGTTAACGGGGATGTAGCGGGCGGCCGACGGGCGGCGGGCGATGCCCTGCATGTACTCGAAGGTCTCATCAGCCGTGCGGGTGCGGTGCGCGGTCCACAGCACCAGCAGGCCCGGCTGCAAAGTGCACAGGGCGAACATCGCCGAGCCGATCGTGTAGGTCTTGCCGACCTGCCGCGGCATGGACATCTGCACGCCGTCAATGCCGGCCGCGTACAGGCCATCGACCCGCTTCGCGAAGACGCACCGGCCCAGACCGTCCTGCCACTCGTCGAAGGACGAGCCGATGCGGGCGCACCGGTCGCGGATCGCTGGCCACCCCGTCGAGGCGATGCCCTCAGGGAGGATCAGGTGCTTAGCGACGTCCGAGAGCCGGTCCCGCCGTGGGCTAGACCGCCTCCCAGTCCTCGTCCTCGGTGGCGTCGCCCGACTCATCCAGGGCCTCCTTCTCGCCCTCCTCGATCACGCGCACCTGCGCGTCAATCTCCAGCAGGCGCCGAGAGATCGACGCCAGATCCCGCGGGGAGGTCTTGTCCGAGTCCAGTGCCTTCGCCAGGCGCTTACGCATTGTCGTGAGCACGTCCTTGCGGCTGCCACGCTCGGCGGCCTCCAGCACCGACGACGGCGCCGCCGGCGCCTCGGGCTCCGCCACCTCGACGGGTGGGGTGTCGGGGACTGCCCGCAGCTGAGGCTTGCGTGTCTTCCGTGGCCGACCAGCCATCCCGAATCACCCCCAGCCGCGAGCGCCCGATGCGGGAAAAACGTTGGAATCGTGGGAAAAACAGCGGGGAGAGAACCCGCTATGCCTTTGGGGGGCCGAGGCCGGAAGGGGGAGGGGATACTCCCCCCTCCCAGCCCGCGGCGGGCCGGTCACCAGTCGCCGGACTCGGCCGTGTCCCGGACCCTCACCGGCGAGGGCAGCCGACGACGGCGATTACGGGCACGTACCCTACCATCGCCCTTGCGCAGATTGCACGAGCGGCACAGGATCTGCAGGTTCTCAAGCTCGTCCGCGCCGCCCTGCGCCCAGGGCACGATGTGGTCCACCTCAGCGGACCTCGGAGTCAGCCCCACAGCCCAGTCCAGCTCCACGCCGCAGCGCGGGCAGCGCGTCAGCCCAGCAGCGCGAGCCCGGCGCTTGACCGTCGCCGCCAAGCGCAGCCACTTCGTGGTCCCAGTGCGAGAAGTCGCCATCGCAACTCCCCTCGCCCCAAGACGAGAGCCCCAGCCGTGACGGCTCGGGGCTCGAGTGCGGGCGTACTGGTCCCGCTGACACCAATGATGCAATGACGCCGGATCATGGTCAAGCATCGGCACGCTGACGGCGGTGCCCCCCTCTCTTCCATTCCGCCAGGTGGGCAGCCGCCTCCACCTGCAGCACGTCCTCCCAGGCCACCCACACCTGCCGCCCCACCCGCTGGGACCGGACCCGGCCACGCTGCCACCACGACTGGAGCGTCCGGTACGACAGCCCCGGTACCCGGTCCAGTGCGGTGACGGCGGGAATCCACTCGGTGCCGTCCGGGCCAGTCACGGACGCGCCGGTCACGATGCCGCCCCCGCTGTGGCGGATGTCTGGGCTCGGGCCAGGGCAAGGGCTCTCGTGTGCTGCCAGTCCTCCTCACCCAACGTGCGCCCGCAGGCAGGCAGCGTGCACCGGACCGTGGCCGACGCGCCGACCGTCGCGGGCGGGGACACCACCAGCGACAGGCACCCGCACGACGGGCAGCGCACATCGGTCACCCGCCGGTCCGGCTCAGCCATCGGCCAGCGGGCCAGCGCCCGAGCAGACGCCGCAGCCAGGTCCGCCAGGAGATCCCCAGCCCACGGCCGAGTGGTGACCCATCCCAGGTGCGGGGCCAGCCACTCCACCAGCGACGCCGTAGCGCCGGGCGAGGCAGGGCCGATGGGCTCCGCATCGCCGTCGCCGTCAGGCACAGTCCACCGCGTCAGACCAGCCGGAGGCGAGGGCACACCGCGCTCGGAGGCGACCTCACCGCACCAGGTGGCGACCATGGCGTGCAGGTCGTCCAGGGCCACCAGAGCAGACGGGTAGAGCATCCCCTCGCCCGGACGCGACGCGCTAGCCCCGCCGTCGGTGTGGCCCGACGGCGACGACACGGACGGCTCACCCATCAGGCGCAGGTGCTCGGCCAGGGCAGGCAGGCCCGCCACCGTAGAGGTCAACCGGCCCACGCACCACGAGCACAGGCACGCACCGTCCTCAGCAGGCCTGGGCAGGCATCCCCGGCACTCCACCTCCTGGCCCGCACGGTCGGTGCTGGTGCCGTCACAGTCCGGCAGGTGTGCTCCGCGGATCGTGCAGCCAGAGACACAAGCACTCATGAAAGATCCTCCTCTTGGCATAGGCGGCAGGGCAGCCGGTCACCATGGGCTGGGCAGGTGGGCTGAGACTTGCGCTTTCGTCTCCCCCGACGTCGGCGGCCAGGCCGGGCCGTGCCCTGCCCTGGCTTGCCGAGCCCTTCCTCTCCTGGCCGTGCCCTGCCCTGCCCTGCCCTGACGGGCGGGAGAGCGTCGGGCGCGCGTGCGGCCGCACGCGCGTCTGCGCGCGGGCCCGTACGCGTACGCGCGAGCGAGGAGCTCTCAGGCGCCTGTGCGTCGTCGGGCGCACAGGCGCCTGCCGGGTCGGGCACGGGAGCGTCCTCCTGGGCGTCCGGAGCGCCGTCAGCGGGCGCGCTGGTACCGGCGTGCACTCCGGTACCAGCAGCCCGTCCACGGGGCTCCTGCGCGGGCTCCTGCCCGGAAATGGGCACACTGCACCCGTCGCCCTCCGGCTGGGGTGGCTCCCACCACCCGGCGCCGACCGGCTCTTCTAACGCTTGCGCGTGAGAGTTCCGGACGCCGACGTCGGGGACAGTCTCGCCGGGCGCCGGCGGCGTTGCCCACGCCTGCTCCAGGAGATCCGCGAACCCCTCACCGGGGTGCGATCGATCCTTGGCGCGGCGGGCCAACGCAGCAGCGTGCGGCGGCGTCGGGTGGAAGTTCATCCCCGCCTTCGAGGCGGAGCGGCTGCCCTTGGAGCGGTTGCACTCCTGGCAGGCGATAGCCACGCCGTCAAGCCCAAGGGGCCTGGCGAACACGTGGTCCATCTCCGGGCGCAGCGGGCCCTTACGGGTATCCCTGCGCAGCAGGCGACAACAGTAGACACACAAGGCGGTCTCAACGTCCCCAGCACGGGCACGCGGAAGCCGATCACGCTCCCACATGGCATCGTGCAGGTCGGAGTCCTTCCTCTCGGTCTGCAAGGCCCGCCGCAGGCGGTCCTGGTCGCCAGTACGCTGAGACCACTGAGCCCAGTCGTGGTACACCCACTCCCCAGGCTTAGGCCGTGCGCAACGGTCACAGCAGGTGTCGTGGTCATGCCACAACCCCACGTCCACAAGATAGGCAGGCAGGTCCTCAACCAATGGGCCGGGCATCACGCGGTACAGATCCCGCCTGCTAACCACGCCATCGGTGAACGAGCTACGCAGATACGCACCCATCAGAGTCCACAAGTAGCCAGCGGCAAGCGCCCTCAAATCGCCGTCGAGGCCTCTATCTATCAGCGCCCTATGCTTTGGATGATTGGGCGCGTCATCGTCGATATTGAAGAAGCTCATAGCACCTCCTGCGGACAAAAACGGGGACAGCAACCAACACGCGAGGGCGGGCCGCGCGCAAGCGAAGACAACCAGCCGGGCATCGGCTACGCCTCCTGCGTGGGGTCAGGCGCGAGCTGGTAAGTGGCCTCAAAAATGTCTGGCTTGCAGGGATAGAACTCGCCCTGCACGCCGCGAATGATCCAGTCTCCGGGGCTGGCAACCATGTCGCCCTCCAGGGTATGGATCGTGAGGATGCCGCCCTTGTTGTCCGCACGGCCGTCCGGGGCGGCGTCGCCGATCCAGTCCAGGACGGTGATGCTGCCCGCGACGGTGCCGTCGTACCGCAATGCCTCGATGATGACGGGCCGCTTGACGTAGCGGCCGACAGCGCTGGCTGGGGGCGCGTCGTCAGGCACGGCGGGCGCGTCCTCGGTGCGGCCCACAGCCTTGTCGATCTCATACGCGATGCCGTAGACGCGGTCGCGGTGCAGGCCAGGCAGGCAGCCGGCGGCGATGCGGCGCAGGTAGTCGGAGTCAAACTCGGTCAACATCACAGCACCACCCGCCAGAGGAGGATGATCAGGACCGCGAGCGCGGACAGGAGGAGTGCGCCAAGACCGGCGAGGATGAGGTAGCCGAGGATCTTTCCGACCGTGTAGGCGGGGCCCTGGTTGGTGGGCTCGGGGGGTTGTAGGTCTGTCATTTTGCTTTTCCTTTCGTTGCGGCGCACCAGTGTTAAGGCGAGGTAATAGGTGGTGAATGCGCAGGCGATATAGACGGCGAGGTGAAGCAGTTCCGCCGTGATGATGTCGAGCATGTTTACGGCTTTCAGAATGGGGGCTCGTCGGTGGGGGCGGGGTCCTGGCTGGCCCAGGGGTCGCCTGTGGTGCCGCCGGCGGGGGCGCCCCAGCCGCTGTCCTGCTGCCCCTGTCCCTGGGCGGGCTGCTGGCCGCGGGGCGGGTTGCGGGCCACCTGGGCGGTCGCGTATCGGAGTGAGGGGCCGATCTCGTCCACCTGCAGCTCCATGACGGTGCGGTCCTGGCCTTCGCGGGTGGTGTAGGAGCGCTGGCGTAGGCGGCCGGTCGCGATCACGCGGGTACCCTTGGTCAGTGACTCGGCCACGTTCTCTGCCAGCTCTCGCCAGCAGGAGGAGCGCATGAACAGGGTCTCCCCGTTCTCCCACTGGCCCGACTGGCGGTTGAAGCTGCGCGGGGTGGAGGCGATGGTGAAGGAGGCGACCGCCGCCCCCGACGGCGAGAACCGCAGCTCCGGGTCCGACGTCAGGTTGCCGATCAGCGTGATAACAGTGTCCCCAGCCATCAGTCCACAGCCTCCCCGGCGTTAGCCACCTGCACGAGATCCCGAGCTGCCTCCGCGATCCGCATGGCCCGGACGACGATCCGACAGCCCGGCGAGGGGCGCGGGTCAGCGCTGTCGAGGTCAGTGAGCCTGGCCGCGAGCGTGCGGACAGCCTCGGTGGGGACGACGGACAGTGACTCCCAGTGCTCGATCCCCGCGTCGGGCTGGTCACGCAGTATGAGGCCGATCTCGTCCCCGCCGTCGAATAGGCGGTAGGCGTACATGCTGCTGCGCAGGGCGACCAGGCCGCCTATGTCCCGGCTGCCCTGATGGCCGTCGAGTATGCGGATGACCGGCGCCGTCGGCCAGGCCTCAGCCTCCGGCTCAGGGTCGGGCTCCGGCGGCACAACAACGTCGACCATCGAGTCGGACCAGCGCACGTCGGAGCCGTCGTGGAAATAGATGACGATGCGGTTCTCGTCGTATTCGCCCGCCCTCACGATCTGCCGGGTCTCGCCACGGTGGCGGATGAGCATTCCCCGCTCCAGCTCGGCGGCGGGCGTGGGTCGGATGATGATGGTGCTGGTCATGGACGTGTCTCCTCGGTGGTGGTGGTGTAACGGGTGGCCCAGGCGACGGCCAGCGCGCCGAGCTGGATCAGCTCGGTGGCGAGGTCGCCGGCGTGACCTCGGTCGGTGTGGGCGTCATAGGTGGTGGCGCGGGCGACCTCGCCCAGCTCCTCCACCACGGCCGCGATGCGCTGGGCGTCGGTCGGCTCCGGGCTGTCCAGGGTCATGCCCGGGTGCAGTAGGCACGCCCGGTCGTACTCCTCCCGCATCGCCTCCGCCGGATCGGCCACGCCGGACGAGTGGGCCCAGGCGCAGCTGTAGCGGGCGATGCTCAGCAGCCTGCGACGCATGCTGGCGTCGCCCATGGCACTGCCCGGGCGCGGAAAGCTTCCGACCGGGTACCCCAGGGACGTCTGGGCGAGCTGCCCGACCCGCTGGGTCAGGTCAAGCAGGTTCGGCGGCAGCTGCACGCTCCACGATGTGGCGTCTAGGGCTGCCAGTACAGGGTCGAGTGGATGCGTCATTGCGGATGTCATGAGGACTCCTCCGGGTCGGTGATGGGTAGGACTGCGATTGCGGCGCCCGGGGACGTGACGGCTTGCCCGTCGACGTACTCCTTGGACAGCTGCCAGCGGACAATGCGGGAGTCCTCCCGCAGCATGCCCCGCTGGATCACGTAGCCGCCGCGACGCACCTCGGTCAGGGCGTCACCGACGGCGCGCGCCAGCTTGTCCAGGTCAGGCTTGGTCGCGGGCAGCCTCGACCGGGAGCGCTTGGGGCGGGGCAGGTAGAAGGTGGCCCGGACCTCGACCGGGCCGTCGTAGCCCAGTGGCCAGCGCGCCTGCACAGCCGCGGACAGGGACGCCGCCCGCACCCGGGCACGCCACCCCTCCAGCGCGGCCCGCTTGGTGTGCGTCACCCGCACACCACCCGTCTGCGTCGGAAACGCGCGCGTGGAGCCCTCCGTCTCCGGCGCGCCGTCGACGGAGAACCACACCACAGGCGCACCCCGGACAGCAGCAGCAGTAGTGGTGGTGGTCATGACGCGGCCTCCTCGTCCCACACGCTCGGCGCGAACTCGGCCAGGTGAGCACGGATCAGATCCGGGCGGTAACCGCCCCACACATCGGCCACCAGCCCCACCGGAGTCATCGCCACCACCACGGGCGCATTGGCGACGTGGTGCTCAGCCGCGAGCGCGCGTGCGTCAGGGTGATCTGACAGCGGACGCACCCGGCACCGCGCGCCCAGGGCCTCCAGGTATCGGAGGGTCTGCTCGCACTGCGGGCAGGACGGGAGCGTGTACACGTCCAGCCAAGGGGCGGTGTGATCATGGGTGCCCATCACGCCTCACCCCTGATCAGTGGGACCGGGTGCAGGTACCGCGTGTAGTACTCGACCCTGCCGGGCGCGACGTCAGGGCTCTCGGGCAGGAAGTCGTGCTGGATGTAGTCGGCGATCTCCACCAGGACGGCGGCGGTCGTGCGCCGCTCCCGGGACTGCGCCGCGACGGCGTCCGACACGGACGCCCGGTCGTATGACTCGGCCGGCACGACCGCCGAGTACTCCCGGTCCTGCCCGATGTCGGGCTCCACGGTGATCGTGATCCTCATGCCGCCTCACCACCAGCCGGCCCGTCGTCAGGCTCGTCGTCGCCGTCGGGGTCGGGGTCGTCGCCGGTGTCGGTGTCGGTGTCGTCCTGCTCGTGCAGCCACGCCGACAGCTCAGACACCATGGCGTGAGAGACCTCCTCCACGCCCTCACCACCGACCGGGGAGCCGTCCAGGAGGAGATCCATCAGGACGGCGGTGGCGGGGCCGTAGTAGGCCGCCTCCGCCGCGGGCACCGCGTCCACGGTGCCGTACACGCGCAGGCAGCCGAGCACCACCAGGCCGGCGGCCTCGGTCAGGTCCCCATACGCCATCAGGCCCATGCCCGACGCGGTGACCCGCAGCGGAAGCACGCCGAGCGCCTTGGCGGTGGGCGCCCACCGGGACAGGGTCTTGGGCAGCAGGCTGCACGTGGTCCGCAACGCGAGCGGGGCCGTACACACCGAGGCGATCATGGCGGCGGCGTCCACACGCTGCTCATCACCCACAGGCCCCCACTCACCCATAGCGGCCACCCGGACAGTCCGGCCCACCAGCAGCCCCGACACATCCGTGACCTGGACGCTGCGCCCGTCGGCGGGCACGTCCACCCGCACCGTCTCACCACCCACCCGCCGGAAGACGGCGAGGATGGTCTTGGCGGCACCGGCGGACAGGTCCAGGTCCACCCGGTCGACCACCCGGGCACCCGGGCCGCCGTCGGCATCGCGGACCACGACGGCGTCATCCGCGTCAGACAGCGGCACCACGGCCTCGATCGCGGACTCCGAGTCTGTGGCCAGCAGGCACAGGCGCATCGCCTCGACGTCGAGCACCAGCCGCAGCCGGTCACACCCCGGCCCCGACCGCTCTGTCCCCACATGCGGGACCACGGCCGCGAGCGCGGTCAGCAGGTCGTCCATGGGGAGGGTGGCGTGCAGTGTCACCCCCAGCGGGGCAGCAGTAGGTGCGGTGGTCATGACGGGTCCTCCTGGTCGAGTAGTGCGAGTAGTGAGTCGGTGCCGGCGCCGTCCGGCGTCATGGCGGTGTTGGCCAGGCGGTGGTATGCGCCCGCGCAGGCCCTGCACATGCGGGCGTCCTCCAGCACCTCGGCGATGCGCTGCGGGCTGGCGGGGCGGAGCCACGGGGCCGAGGCGAGGCACGCGGTGGGCTCGCCCGGACGACACAGGCAGGTCACGTCCCGATAGACGACATGCATACGAGTGACCCTGGGACCGAGCTGCTCAAGGTGGATCACCGGCAGCGCCGGCGACGCGCGCACCATCAGCTCCAGCTCAGGCGCCGACACGAGGGCGGGTATGGGTGTGGTGGTCATGGTCGACGGGCTCCTAGTTGACGGTCTGGTGGTGCATGTCGCGCTTGTAGGCGGCCAGCTCGTGCACGGTGAGGTAGACGCCGGAGACCGGGTGCCTGGCGACACGGCCCGCCCGGTAGAGGTCCGACAGCCAGCACAGGGCCGTGGAGGCAGACAGGATCGCGGCCTCGCGGGGGACCTCAGGGCGGACGGTCCAGGCGGGCACCCACAGCGGGCGGGCGTGCCGGTCCAGCAGCCGGGACCACCACAGGTCAGACCCCGTACCCAAGCCGACAGCGACGTCCAAGCGCTCCTCGGCATCGGGGTCGGCGTCCAGCGCACGCCACTCGCTGATGACACCGGCCACCTGCGTGATCCGCTCCCGAGCCACCCGCAGACGCACCGCGCCCGCGGGCAGACCCATGGTGGCGAGCACCCCGCCCAGGGCGATCACCCGGGCCAGGTACTCGGCGATACCCGGCGCATAGGCGGACCTCAGCGCCGCATGCCTGGAGATCAGCTGGCCCGCGCCAATAGCGTCAGAGGCAGCCGTACGGGCCAGATACGCGGCGGGCTTGTCCCGGTTGGGCCACCGCCAGTACTCAGGGGACACCTGCGTCAGGGCGTCATCCCACAACCGCGCGAGATCAGAGACGCTCCTCATGTCAGCCTCCCTCCCTTGGACTGGTGGCGGATGTGGCGCACCCGCTCACGCCACGCCTCATGCCGGCACACCTTGCAGTCACGCTCCAGTACGACTCCGCGGCCCTGGGAGCGGCGGTCACGCACCCGGACACGGGCGGTGGCGATAGACCACTCGTGACCGTGCGCGCACGTGGCGGGGCCGCCGGCGTCGGCCAGCCGCTCCAGCAGCTCATACGCGATCGAGTCAGGGACGACAGCGGACGACGCGCCGGGCGGGATCAGCCCGGCCAGGCCACGGGCACTCACAGGGGCAGTAGCGACGGCGGCGGTCATGACGCCACCGCCTCGGCAGGCGTAACCCGGGACAGATCGATATCCCGCGGGGAGGTGCCGGCAGCGACCGCCAGCAGCACATCCGCGTGGCACGGTGCATCCAGCGGGCACCAACACGCCAGATCCCGACCACCCAACGCCTCCCGGATCTCAGATGGCGACGGCGGCGACGACGGCGACGGCGGCGGCGGTAAGGGCTTGTACCTCGCGATGAGCAGATCCCCGCGCAGCCACGCGAGGTACGCCTCCACCGCCACCCCGGGCGCATCTATCCAGAGGGCAAGGATCGCTTTCGGCATCCCCGGGGGGATACCCAGCACGGACCGGTCCGCGCTGACGTTACGCACAAACACCTCTGCTCCCAGCTGGACCTGGAAGGGGTTGCCCCACCGGGAGGGACGCCCCACGTACACCGCACCGTCGGGCATCCGCCACCCACGCGCGCGGCGGCGTTGAATCCTGCGGGGGCTCACAGCTCATCACCGCCCTCGTCGCCGGCCAGGATGCGGACTGCGCGCGCTACGCGATCCACCGCATCCAAGACCGCCTGCTGGTTGGCATCACCGAGGGCCTCCAGGCGGATATCCCCGACAATCTGCGTTGGTAGCTGGACCATCGCGGGGATCTCTTTCTCCGACAGGCTGCCGTCCTGACGCAGGTATGGCCCAAGCACCATCACCGCCACGGCACGGGTACGCAAAACGTCGTGGGCGGTTACCTTCAGGCGGGTCGCGCGCATCTGGTGCAACCTGCGGTAGTCGTAGCTGATTTCCTCCGGCTCCGGCAGCTGCGCGTAGGTCTCCACGGAGTACGTCATGCCGCTACCCCCACACCGGGCACAGCCGACGCCGACGAAGCGCCGCCGTCCTGGGCGGGACGGGACTCATGCCCCAACACCTTCGCCTCCGCCGGGGTCGCCACACGCACAGTCAGAGTCAGCACGATGGTCGCCTCCCGGCCGTGCTGCACACTCCGCCGCGGCCGCGACATAGCCACCAGCCCCTCAGCACGCAACTGGTCCGCCAGATCAGCCAGGCACTCGATCTCCTGCTGCACCAGCGACATGTCGCCCGGCAGCATCCGCCACGGCCACGTGACCTCACGGCCGAGCGACGGCGACCGCATCACCGAGGCAGGCGCGATCCCCGCCAGGTCCCGCAGCGACGGCGCCGGCGGACGCACCACCACAGCAGCCGCCTCATCCTGGTCACCCCGGGCAGCCTGGGCAGCCTGGGCAGCCTGGGCAGCCTGGGCAGGGTCATGCGCGCACGACCCGCACAAGCCCCGCCCGAAGTGCAGGCGCGTGCCCTGCCAGGCAGGCTCGCTGGCCGCGTGCCCACGAGGCCGCATCGGCCGCCTACAGCTCGCACACGGGACCGGCCCATGAGACCAGTCCAGCCGCACCGGACGCGCCATCACCACTCACCCCCATCAGAGGCCAGGCGCTCCAGGACGCGCGCCGCAGAGGCATCCCCGTCAGACGCCAGGGACTCCAGCACACCGGCCACACGGCGCGGGTCGAGCAGCAGCCGCACCAGCATGCCGACCGCCAGGCCCATCGCACCATCAGGCGCCACCAGCTCACACACCATCTCCGGCACGCCCTCATCCCCACCGGGCTCATCCCCCGGAGTCAGCACCAGCCGCAGGTGCGCATGCGGCTGGCTGTGGATACGGTCCACGACCGCCTCAGCCTCACCAGCCACCGCACCATCCACGATCCGGGCCGCCTGCTCCAGCGCGTCCCCCACGCCCTCGCCGCCGACGCCGCCGCCGGGGCCAGCGGACAGCTCCGCATCCAGGGCCGTCAGCTCCGCATCCACCGCGGGCACCTCCACCTCGTCACACGAGGTCAGCAGCAGCCACACGCCCACCCCGCCCAGGGCCAGGGCCAGCAGCGACAGGCCAGACATCGCCGGCGCACGGCCAGCCACGGCCAGCCACGCCTGCACACACGCCACGACCACGCCCGCCGTCAGCAGCACGGTCCCAGCACTAATCCTCCGGTGCGCGCCCATCACGCAGCCACCTCCTCAGCGGTCTTGTCACCAGCGCCGGCCAGGCGGAGCAGGCCGCGCACGACGTCGACCAGGCGACGCCTTTCCGCCTTGTGGCGAGGCATGTACGATTGGGTTCGAGCCATGATTTGTTCCTTTCTGTGGCTCACTGGCCGTCGGCAGTCGTAGTGCTGGCGGCCATTTCTTTCGCTTGCGCTGCCCGTGCGGACCGCCGGCGAGCAGCCGACCGGGCGGACTGGCCCATCGGCCCATGCGACCGCGCCGGCACGGACACGGCAGGAGCGCCGTCGTCGGCCGGGCGATCCCACACGGGGCGGACCTCCTGGCGGGCCAAGTACTCCTCCACGTCCTCCTCACGGAAGCGCAGTGGGGAACGCTTAGAGTCCCGCAGCTTGCGATGACGGATCAGCCCGTCCTGCGCGTAATCCCGCACAACCTCCGGAGTCACCCGCAGAATCTCCGCGACATCCTCAGCGGTCAGTAGCGGCCTCATCGCAGAACCACCCCCCCACACCCGTCGCACGACCGGCAGGAGTCAGACCGGCCGTGCGACGGGGGCACCTCCCCGACGGCCTCATCCCCAACACCGCACGCCGAGGAGGTGGTCTTCTCTTCCCGACCCGGGGCCGGGGCCGGGGCCTCCTCGGTAGGCTCCAAGGCACCACTACCCGCCGACGCGCAAGCGCCGGCACCACCTACCGAGGAGGAGATATTGGACGCAGCAACGTGGCTGACTGCCGGGCTCTCGGTCATCGCCATGCTCGGTTCATTCGCCGGATGGCTGCTCGGGAGCAGGCAAGCCAAGAAAGACGCCCAAGCTCGAGAGAACGAAGCCAAACAGCGGGACACAAAGTTCCAGGAGTTCCTCGACCTCACGCGAGCGGCAGCACAGCGCGCTGAGGCGTCCGCGAAAGCCGCCGAAGAACAGGCACAGGCACTGCAACGCGCCGCCGTCGGCACTGAAGCCATCGCTGCCGCCGTGACTCCGCCGCGGCTGCTCTTGTCCTGGGGGTCCCGCAGATCCTTCTCGCTGCGCAACACCTCGCCCGAACCGGCCACGATCGAGGCCTTCGCCAATCCCGAGGCATTCTTCAAACTGCCGTTCTCTGTCCCAGTAACGCTCTCCCCTGGGGAATCACTACGGGGCTCCGCATTCGATGCGCACGGGAGACCATTCCCACCACAACTGGCGCTACGCGTCGACGGCACCGACGCGCCCGTGTTCGTCCCGGCAGACGGGCGTCCCGGATCAGAGACCTGAGTAAGAGTCAGACGAGCCTCTTCCACGACCAACGTCACTGTCGCAGTCATGAAGCTGTCCGGGGCGATGTCGATCCTCGCAGGCTCATCAATAATCGGAAGCAACTCACCGTCCTGCGTACGAATCTCGAACACAGGCTTATACGGCCCACCTATACGAGCCATCACGCCACCTCCTCGTCGGAGGAACGGTGCGTGGCCGGGTCCTCATCACCCGACAGGTGCCGGGCCGCGTCATCCAGCGACCAGCACGAGTCACACACCTGCTCGTGCTGGAGCAGGGCCTCCGCCGGCACGCCCGCGAGCGCAGCACCTACACGCTCGACCGCAGCAACACCGTGAGCCTCCACGGCGGGCGTCGACTCGGTCCCGAGGGTGGCTTGGCCGGCGGTTTCAGCGCGTGAGATCAGATCGGAGACAGTGGTGCCGAGCGCGGAGGCGATGGCGGCGAGCTCCTGGAGCTCCAACTTGGCGTCCACCCGCAGGCGGCGCTGCAAGGTGACGCGCGGGATTTGAGTCGCCCGCGCGAGAGCGAGCACAGACATCTCTGCAGACTTCATGTCGGCAGCGATGACCTCGGCTACTCGACCGGGCGAAGGGTTGGTGACCATGTCTGCACCATAGGTGCCCGATCGGGCACCTAGCAAGCAGGGTTCCCTTCCGTTACCGAACTGGCATCCGTGGTGCCCAATATGACACACTTGCCCTATGGCTACTCGTGACAAGGACCCCTCGGTTGGACTGAATGCCGCAGTGGCAGCTGAGCTGCGCGCCGAGCGCGCGGCACAGCAACTCACCGTGGAGGCACTGGTGGGTCGGTCTGGCATTCCGAAGCGCACGCTGCTGCGCCTACTGAATGCGGAGCGAGCGATCAGCCTGGATGCGCTTCAAGCCCTAGCGGACGCATTTGGGGTACGGATGTCTGCGCTGATCGCCCGGGGGGAGGAGCGCCTATCCCGCGAGCGCGAGCGGGCCGAAGTTGTGCAGCTGGCGGAGCGGCGTGCCGATTGGCCGGAGGGGCTGCCGCCCCTAGAGGAGCTTGCCGCCCAGATCCAGCCCGGGGCTGACGAGGAGCTGGCAGAGACGACCGGCTGGCGTGCAGATCTCGGCGAGGAGTCCCAGGACATCCCCTACGGGGAGGATGAGCCGTTCTGAGGCGGTGGCGGCCGAGAGTACCGCAACCCCGCTTGTAACCGAGGTACTACAAGCGGGGTTGACATTTGTGTCCGAGGGTGCGGCTAGTGTGCCCGCTCGTGAGACCAACGATGGACGCCCTACTCGCCGCCGCCGCCGAGCAGCAGGTGTCCGTGCGGTGGCTGAACATGCCGGAGGGGTGGCGCGGCGCCTACCACCTCCCCAGCCGGACGGTCTACCTGTGCACGTGCATGAGCGAGTGCGACGCTGTCCCGACGCTCATGCACGAGCTGGCCCACGTCGCCCGTGAGGATGACGGACACCAGGCCCGCCCCGTGGAGGCGAGGATCGACCGGCTAGTGGCATGCAGGCTCATCGCGCCGCCGGAGTACCGGGCCGCTGAGGCGCTGGTGGGGCCGCACATCGGGGCACTAGCCGTCGAGCTCGACGTCCCACGCTGGGTTGTGGCTGCCTACAGGGAGACACTGCGTCGTCACAAGATCGTTGCCTGAGCCGGCCTCAAAACCGCTCAGGCACGCTAAGCGCGGCGCAAGATAAAGTCACCACTACCCAACCCACAGGAAGAGGCCCTCATGAAGCCCTCCGGCTGGGGGATCGCCATGCGCATCCTCGGCGTCCTGTCCACACTCTTCGCAGGCCTCGGGATCATCGGGATCATCGGCGCCATGGTCACCGACGACTACAGCCCCGGAGACACCGTCCTCGGCTCCCTGATCCTCGTGATCCCACCAATCGCGGTTGCCGTGATCCTGTTCCGCGGCGCCGATCACGTGGACAACAACGTCGCCGAGCGTGCCGCCCGGCGGGCCGCCCAGGCCGCTGCAGCCCGGCTGGTACCGCCACAACCGGCCCTGCTGCAGCCCCAGCCCCCACAGCCGCAACCGGCACCACCGCAACCTCAGGCAGCCGAGGAAAAAGCCGCGAAACGACGGCAGGTACAAGCCGAGAGACAGGCAGCCAAGGAAAAGCGGGAGGCAAAGCGCGCAGAGCAGAAGGCCGCCAAGGCCGCGCGACGGAAGGAACGCGAGGAGAAACGGGCCGCGCGACGGAAGGAACGCGAGGCCGCCCAAGAGGAACTGGAAGCAAAGCGCGCAGAGCAGAAGGCCGCCAGAGCCGCGCGACGGAAGGAACGCGAGGAGAAACGGGCCGCTGCTGCTGCTAACCGCACCCCAGGGTTCCTGCTGGACATCGCACCGATGCTGGAGGACGGCCCCTTCACAGACAACGGGAAACTCTCCCTGTACGTCATGGACAAGCACAAGCCCGCCATCCACAAGCTTGCCCGCACCCACGGCGACTTCGTTGCCCGAGGCAGAAGCGGGTCGGGAGCGTTCGCAGACTGGGGGACGGTCGTCGCAGAACCGAGCAACAGCTATGACCCCGACGCCGTCAGGCTTGAGGTAAAAGGCCAACCAGTGGCCTACTTCTCGCTGGAATGGAAAGACCTCGCACACGAAGCCCTGAACGCAGCCTCAGGGCTCCCCGTTGTCGTCCCCGTCGTCGTGCGATGGTGGGGCGGGCGCGGAGAGTACGTCTGGGCGTTCCCCACGATGGAAGCCGCCAGGGACTTTGCCGACTGGCTGCACCGCAAGGACCGCAAATGAGCGACTCGCAGCAGCAGCCCCTCGTTGGTGTCACAGGCATCTGGGACAATCAGCAGGTGGCCACCGGAACCTACACCGAGAAGGCCGTCTTCACCTTCCGCGGGGAGGCTGTCGAGGACGGCACGATGGATGCCGCCCAGTTCGGACAGGCCCTGCTCGGTTACAGCCGCATGGTCGGACAGGCCGCGCGTATCGTCAGCCCCAAGGCCGGCGCAGCCGAAGTCAAAGTCGTTGCCAACCGACAGGGCTCCTTCGAAACCCTGGTCAGCATCGGCGTCACCCTGAGTTCTGTTGAGGCCGTACGTGACTGGATTCTCGGAACCAACGGACAGACGCTTGAGCAGGCGCTGAGCATCGCTGTTGGGAGCGGAGCAGTGCTCGGCACCGTCGTTGGTGGCGCCGTCAAAGTCAGCAAATGGCTACGCGGCCGACACATCGCACGCCGCGAGAAGACCGACGCTACCCATGATCGCATCGTCACCGACGGAGGAGACAGCATGATTGCGCTGGCCAAGTCGGTCGATGTCATGCTCGACCCCTTATTCCGCAGGGGCGTGCGCGATTTCTCCCAGCCCACCACCATGCCCGGCATTGATGACGTCATTCTCCAGCATCCTGACGGGGAAGAGGCCATCACAATGGCCGATCGCAACTTCTTCCTCGACGATCTAGAGGAGGAAGATCTCGTCGAGGAGGAAACCATGAGGTTACGCGTCGAGCGCCTCGCCTTCGACGGCGCCCCGTGGCGCTTCTCCCACAAGCCCTCCGGACGCGCGCTACGTTTTTCCTTCTCAGCACCGATCGACGACCAGGAGTTCCTCGACGACGTAGCAGCACGCCGTGTGGTTTTCGGCGACGGAGACGAGATCGACGCACTTGTCCAGATCTCTACACCCGCAAAGCCACGTCCCGGCGCACGACGACAGTTCCGCATAACCAGGGTGGTTCAGGTTCACTACCGCGACATATCCGAGCAGGATCAACTGCTGACCGAGGACGGACTCGCCCTGAACGATGACGTGCTACCTCCGAAGCAGTAGGGGACTTTCTTCCCAAGCCAGTTAGCCCCATGCGCGGAGGGTTACTCGGCTCGGGCGAGCATGGTTGCCATGGCGTCGGCGGCGGCGCGGCGGCGCTCGGGCAGGAGGTGGCCGTAGAGGTCGGCGGTGGTGGTGACGGACTCGTGGCCGAGCATGTACTGGACGGTGACGAGGTCGAGGCCGGCGGCGATCATCCACGAGGCGGCCGTGTGGCGCAGGTCGTGGATGCGCGGGCGCACGTCGAGGGCCTGCCCCTTGGGTAGTGGTTTGACGCCGTCGAGGAGGCTGGTGGGCCGGCGGCGGCTGACGGGGTCCTGGGCGGGGAGGCCGGAGGCGAGGCGGGTCACGGGCGCCCATACGTGTTGGAAGAACACGTTGTGGCGTACCGGAGTACCAGACGGGGTGGTGAACAGCAGGTCGGTACGCGAGCGGCCCCGGGCCGTGGCGGTCAGGGTGTCGGCGAGGTCGGGGGCCAGGGAGACGGTGCGGTTGGCGCGCCGGGTCTTGGGCGGGCCGAGCCGGAAGCCGGACGGGGCCTTCTTCCACGCCTTGGTGACGGTCACGGCACCGTCGGAGAGGTCACCGACCTGAAGGGCAGTCGCCTCCGACCAGCGCAGGCCCGCAGAGGCCAGGAGCGTGATAAGTGGCCGGTAGTGGTCGGGCACGACCGAGCGGAGGATGCGGAACTGCTCGGGGGTCAAGAAGACCATCTCAGCCTTCATGCCCCTGGGGAGGCGGGTGCCGTCGGCGGGGTTGGTGGGGATGATGCCGCGGCGGGCGGCGTCGGCGAGGATCGCGGACAGCAGCCCGTGACGGTTCGCGATCGTCTTGGGGGCGGCGCCGTCGTCCTCCTGCACGTTGACCCATGCGCGCACGGCGTCGACGTCGATAGCGACCAGCGGCAGGCAGGACAGCGGGGCGAAGGCTGGAGACGCGATCATGCGGTGGTAGCGGCGGCGCGTGGACGCCTCAATGCCGGTCAGGGCGTCGATGTAGGAGGCGGCGAAGTCGGCCAGCGTGGCCAGCGGGGCGTCGGAGGCAGGAGCGCGGTCAAGAATGGCGAGCGCCTGCTCGGGGCCGAGCTGATTAACCAGGCGGCGGAAGCGCTCGGCGGCGTCAAGGTCGTCGAAGGTCGCCGACGACTGGCGGCCGCCCGTCCGGAACAGCACCGTGTGGGACACGGAGCCGTCCGAGCGCCGGCGGTGGCGGATGGAGGACAC